TTGGGGATGTGTCATCACCAGGCTGAACCATCATTACCGCTGTACCAACTGCTAGGTCAAGTAAGAACTCGCCCATAGCAATGTCAAAGTTAGACTGCTTGAGCGTTGCAAACATCTTGTCTGCGTAGATATCAAGAGCTGCGGATGCCTCTGCTTTGCGGTCTTCTGGAATATCTGGGCCAGTTTCTAATCTGCACCACTTGCGCTGTGGTGGGAATATTCCTGACTGTAGACGATTAGCAAAGCGCTGAGTTGAATTAATAGCAGTTGCATCAAACACACGATTCATCTTCTTAGCACCGCCAACCTTACCATCGTAGTAGCCGTCATAAAGGTTACGTTGTGGCAGAGCGAACTCGTATGCCTCATCGTATAGGTCTCTAAAGTCCTCTTTCTTACGCAACGCTATATCGTGGCGCTTGAGGATGTCTTCGGGTTTTAATCTCATCATTTCAGCCATTATTCAATCTCCGAATCCATTAACATTGTTCTACCTCTTAATCTGCCAGCTTTTTCAAGCCTCTCGTAATCTGCTTTTGTTATGCCAACCTCGTCAGGATTTTTTCCTGTTTCACGCATAAAATATTCTTTCCATGCTGTTGGGTGGCTTTCAGATTTCAACATCTTTCCACCCTCATCAGACGATGGCCAATGGAATTTATTTTTATCGTATGGGTCTCTTTCTGGTCTAATGCCCGCCTTCCAAGCAGCTCGATAGTCGTAATCTGCTGTATCTAGGTCTGGAGCCTCATCATATTCTTTGACGTACTCTTTAAACCATTCAGTACCTTTTATCCAAGATAGAAATGATTTTTCTTCAGCTGGAGATAATTCTGTCATTTCAGCCATATCAATCCTTTTTGTGTCTATTGGCAAAGTTGCGCGCTGCCTCTTTGCTACCAAATCCCCATTTCTTCAGAGCCAGCTTTAGGCGCGTTGGCTTTCCATTCTCGTCAACGAGTGGGCCAGACATACCAGCAAACCGAGCCGCAAACGATACGCGCCGCGGATTAACTCCATCGCTCAAAGGCGCTTTTAAATTGCTGCCTTCTGTGCGTTTAAAGTACTTGCGGCCAGCCTCAGTAAGGCCGCCGCTTGGACTCTTATGCTCTTTTTTCACTAGCTCTTTTTAGGCTTCATTGCAGTCTTAGCGGCTTTAACAAATGCAGCATCTGTAGGAGCGCCAGGAGAGCCAGGCTTACGCATTTTCTCCTTAGATCCCGACTCGATCCGCTCACGTTTTTTATGGATATTGGCATAGAGGCCAGCTTTCATATTAATACCCTCCCGCTTTACGGCCTTCAGACATAGCGATTGCTTTTGCCTGAGCTGGTGTTTTTACTTTCTGACCAGAGCTTGACTTGAGTTTTCCTTTAGAATACTCACGCATTACTTTGGCTACTTTGGCTTGCATCTTATCTGTATCTGGCATGATTGTCCTTTATAGGCTTTGGTTAGAGCCGAGGGTTTCTTTCATCCCCATCTCTGGATTTAAACGTGCATCTGACAGGAGTTGACGGCCTCTGCGTTTTGCGCCACGCATTCTTGCGCTTTGCTCCTCATCTACACGAGATGCTTTTGCCTCTGCTTTTTTATCAACTTGACCCTCAACTGCTTGAGCAGTTGGAGCTTGAGGAGTTGGAGCTTGAGCAGCTGGAGATTCTCGTTTTGCCAAACCTAAAGGCTTTGCTATTGCTTGAACTACTCCACCCATGATTAATATCCTTTCATTTCGTTAGAGCCAAGCGTTTGAATGCCTGTCTCTGGGGTTAAACGTGTATCGGATAGCAACATACGGCTACCACCACGAACACGCGCTCTAGTGCGAGCTGCGTTTTGCTCTGCTAGTTCTCGCTTTTCTTCTTCAGCTTGCGACCGAATGCGAGCCGTTTCTTCTTTAGTCTCATCAGCTGCTCGTTGAGCACCGCTAGTATCTGGAGATCCACCAAATAATCCACCCATTTAACACCTCGTCATTAATAAGTAATCCACCTTGTCAGGGCCATACATCCTTAAAATCGCTTCGGTCTCAAACCTTAATGCTTGCGCATAACGTATTGCCCGAATATCGTCAGTTCTAACAGTTATTTGCAGTCTGTGCAAGTGGAGATATCGGATTGCGATATCTACAAAGGTTCTGCCACATCTAAGCATAGATGTTGGGTGTTCTCTAGCCTGATTATCAAAGATGCTCCACATCTCGCCAACTCCACCCCAAAACAAAACAACCCCAAAGATGGCTACCGGTTTATTGCGATAGAACGCAGTAACCGCTGTGCCGAGTGTTGCTTGGCTATGTATCATGGATCTAAGGTCATAGCCTCTAGCTACCGCTAACAACTCTGGCTGGGTAGTATCGAGCTGGTCAAAGTGGTCAATCACGAATGGTAGATAGAACACCCCTCTCTTGGGATGCATCTCCTCATTCATTACCTCATAAGGTATGGTTACTTTCATCTTGAGAATATATCAAAGTCGCTATTGGCCACAGTCTGGGCTACATAAGTTCTTGATGAGACATCTCCTGGGCGGGTCATGCGCTTGTATTCACCGCCACCAAGTAAGAGATATCCAAAGGCATCACCAACGTGGGAGTGTTCGTTTTTGTTTGGGGTATCCCTAAACCGCTCCTGACCAGAGCCTACCGATACTCGCTTGAAATGGTATCCACCAGCCAAAGACTTACGCAGTAGCTTGCACTTGGTGTCAACTATCAGCCCCGGCTTGCCGTTAATTAAGCGTTGCATGGGCGCGGCAGCTGACTCTCTACGAACTTTAAAATCATTCGAGGGTGTTGGCTGTGCCTTGAGACCTAAAGTTCTGAGGAAGTCAAAAGCTGTTACCTCATAGATGGCATCCCGCGCCATACCAGCTGGATCGCCCCATACCAACACTTGCATACCTGGATACTTTGCGTTGATTTCAGCAATGAGCTGGTGGCCAAAGCGCTCCAATCCCATGTCAAAGGTAACAATCTCATCAATCACTTGCCACCTACCGCTAGGTAACCTCTGCCCAATCACCGCAGCTGGGGTTAAACCAAAGTCAAGACCAATCTGAATCGGCACAGAGTTGTCTAAAATAGTCTCTCCAGACATGATGTTATCGTCATATTCATGCCAAACCGATCTACCCTCTTGGACGTAGGTATATTTGCCTTCGGCATAACATCGAATCCAATCAATGTTCTTACCTAAGAGCATCTGCTGATAGTAGCCAGCCGGTAGATTGGCTACGTTTTCAGCCTTCTTGTTTAGTTGCCACCACTTACCCGCTGAGAAGATACAGTCATTGGCCTCTGGGTTTTCTGGGAGGTCATCTTTTGCAACTTCAATAACACCGCCAGGCTGCTTGTAAAACTTCCAAGCGTATGGGCCTGTCATCTTTTCTTTCTCGGCCATCCTAAACCACCAATGGTCATCATCCATGGGGTTGGTATCCATCCAGATGCCATGCCAACTAGCGCCACCATCTCGCTTGGTAGGGTATCTACCTACTCGGTGGGTAAGGCCATCGATTACAGCCTTGGGCAACTCTCGTGCCTCGTTAACCCATGCCCCTGTTAGCTCTAGGGATAGTAGCTTTCTGACATCCTTGGGCTGGTCAAGCGCTAAGAAGATTACCTCGCAATCGATACCAGCGGCATCGTCTCTAGCCGGTAGTCGGATGTGGTGGGTAATCGGTGGGGTATAGAGCATTGGCCCAAAGGTATTCTCTGGGAATAGGTCTTGCCAAGTCTTTATCGTAGTTGTCTTGAGTTCGGGGTAGCTATTGCGTACAATGACAAAACGGGTATATCGGACACCATCGATAGGGGAGGGCTTTTGCTGAATTGCCCGAATGAACACCTCGGCAGCACACGCATAGCTCTTGCCGGATCCTACTGGCCCCATCATTCCACGCACAAACGCATTGCTTGTTAAGAACTTATAAACCTCTGGAGACTTGGAAAAATCGAGACTGATACCAGTTGATGGTATCTGCTTGCTTGACATCTCTTTTGTTCTAGCCATTGATTTTTAACACTTTTCAGTTAATATTAGCTAACTTTACCATTATAAGGTATGTCATGGCTAAAAAAGTGTGTACCGATGAAGAGTTTATAACCATCTGGCGAGAGCATCAATCTCCTGACAAAGTTGGCAAGGCTATAGGACTTAGCACTCGCAATACGTTAAAAAGACGCAGAACAATAGAAGATACGCATGGCATTGTTTTAGACGCTTTAAAACCTAATGGGATGCCTAAGATTTACATTCCCGATGAGCAGATGCAAGCCAACATCACTATTGACAATGGCACAATCCTAGTTGGCTCCGATTGCCACTACAACCCAGAATACGTTACGACAGCTCACCGCGGGTTTGTTGAATTTGTAAAGTATCTAAAACCAAAGATTGTCATTCTTAATGGGGATATAGCCGACTTTGCTAGTATTTCACAACATCATCGCATTGGCTGGAATAAAGGCCCAACAGTTAAAGAAGAACTTGACGAGATTCAAGAAAGACTTGGAGATATTGAAAAAGTACGACCAGCAGGCTGTAAGTTAATGATTACGATTGGCAATCACGATTTACGCTTTTCAGGAAAGTTATCCAATGTATTGCCACAATACGAGGGTATTAAAGGGTTTGATATTGCTGACCATACTCCGCATTGGAAGTGGTACTGGTCAATCATGGTCAATCAAACTTGTATGATTAAGCATCGGTGGCATAACGGCATCCACGCTGTGTACAACAACACCATTAAATCGGGTACGAGCTTTGTTACAGGGCATTTACATTCTCTCAAAATTACGCCTTGGTCTGACTATACAGGCACTAGGTATGGCGTAGATACTGGAACAATGGCTTGTATTAAAGATAGCCAGTTTATGTACACAGAAAACAATCCAGTCAACTGGAGAGCAGGCTATGCAGTATTGACCTTTATTAACGGCAAAATGATGCCACCTGAATTGGCAGAGGTTATTAATGAGGATGAGGGTTTAATTTACTTTCGAGGTCAATTACTAAAAGTATGAAATTAACGCCTAAGATTATTGAAAACATCTATGCCATGTTGTATTGCTGCGAGCCGTTTGCGTCTTGGGATTTGCCCCTACCTGAAGAATGTAAATTTATAGTCGATAGCGACTTTGACGCTATGGGTACTTATTTATATGACGATGGGGAAAAACACGCCCATACCATAACTATATCTGACGCTAGGTGTGGGCATTTAGACACAGTAATTAGGACTATGGCTCACGAGATGATTCATGCAAGCCGTTGGAATACTTCCACCCAAGCGTGGACTAAGCACGATAAGACCTTTAGAAATAGGGCAAAAATGGTCGCTACCGAGCTTGGTTTTGACCCACTCGAACTTTAACTATATCTAGTAAGGTATCAAATTCAACTTGGTGGTATTGCTCAAAAGCCTTAGCTCCGAGTCCATGCACACCTGTAGCACCTCTATGATGCTCGGTACATAAGGGAAGTATTGGTGCATTTGCCCGTTTACCCCCGAATCGTCTGACATGGTGAAGCTCTGCGGGGGTGTCATTGAAGCCCAAGTGGTAGCATAAGACGCAACCAAGTCTTGCAATATTGTCATTCTGTTGTCTTTCTTTCTTATTCATAATCCCAAATTTCTGTAGGTAACACCATCTGACCATCTTTTATCTTTGGCCTTATTGTATAACTCTACAATTTTATTGGGATATATTAGTTTGGGTTCTTGTCCTAAAAAACAAAAAGCGTAAATTAATGGGGCTTCCTTAGACCCATACATAGATTCAAGTTCAGAAATTAATGCTATTTCTTTAGCTTTAAAATTACCTGTACCTTTAACATTGACCACAAAAGTCTTGTCTTTGGTGTTTACAACATAATCAGGAATATTTCTTAAACATTTGTTAAGCCTAAAAAAATTACTGACAGCATTGTTTTTTTCATCAAATCCTATGCGTTTTACTTCGTACTCTTTTTCAGCACAATAGTATTCAAACAAAAATTCAGCCGTATTTCTAACGCTTTGGCGTTCAGCGTAAGTGTTATCGCCTTTATTGAATATTTGCATCTTTTTGCAGTACATCCTCAAGTTCTTGGGCGTAATCCACAACATCGCAGCTTAATAAATAGGCTTCGGTATTGTTATTTTTAAGTTTAAGTTCATGTACTCGTTTCATGGTACGGGTAATGTCAAAGAAAACTTCTGCGTAATCTCTCATTTGGTTAGCCTTTCTATATTTCTGTCATTAGCTTGTTGGGTACGCCATGCTTCAAAACGCATCTTGGCGGCTTCTAATTGCCATCTAAGGGCTTCTTTTTGCTCTACCGCTACACCTATGGCTTTGCATAAATCTTGATACTCTTGACTGCGGTAGGCTTCC